AGACACCAACGAAATATTAAAAGACTACTATTCCAAATACGCATATCAAGACACAGTATCTGTTGATACATTTGGTAATATAGTAATAAGCGATACTATAACAAGAAACTATATTATAGCTCGCAAAGTTCAATCAAATTTAGAAATACCTAAAATTACAATTGAAAAAACTATTTACCTAAATAATAGAGAATGGTATGTTGGTGTAGGAGTAGTTGGAAGCCCAAGACAACTTGGTTATATTGGAGGTGAAATACTATACAGAACTAAAAAACGCAAAGCAATAGGAATCGGAATGGGTGTAAACCAAAATTTAATCCCACAAGGTTCGTTTAAATTGCTTTGGAAATTAGGTAAATGAGTGAAGATTTAAGACAGATAATAAGAGATGAATATATTGCTTGCGCTAAAGACCCATCACACTTTATGCGCAAGTATTGCTTTATCCAACATCCTCAAAGAGGAAGGGTAATATTTAATTTATATCCTTTTCAAGGTAAAGTATTAAATCTTTGGAGGGATAACCCATATTCTATTGTACTAAAATCTAGACAATTAGGTATATCTACCTTAGCTGCAGGATACTCTTTATGGTGGATGTTATTCCATAAAGATAAAAATGTACTTTGTTTAGCAACTAAACAAGAAACAGCTAAAAACATGGTAACCAAAGTTAAGTTTATGTACGATAACTTACCTTCATGGTTAAAAATAGGAGCCGAAGAAAATAATAAATTAACTCTTAGATTAGACAATGGCTCCCAAATCAAAGCCGTTTCAGCTGCTAGTGATGCTGGTAGATCTGAAGCCGTATCATTATTAATAATTGACGAGGCTGCTTTTATCGAAAATGTAGAAAATATTTGGGCTTCGTCACAACAAACATTAGCAACGGGTGGTGGAGCTATTGTATTATCTACCCCAAACGGTACAGGTAATTGGTTTCACCAAACTTGGGCTAGAGCTGAAGCAGGAGATAACGATTTCTTACCAATTAAATTACCTTGGTATGTTCACCCTGAACGAGATGAAGCATGGAGAAAACGACAGGACGAATTATTAGGAAACCCTAGAATAGCTGCTCAAGAATGTGATTGTGATTTTAATACCTCAGGAGAAACAGTATTTTTCCCTGAATGGATAGAATTTATATCTCAAACCTCTATTAAAGAACCTATGGAACGAAGAGGTTTAGATAAAAATTTATGGGTTTGGGAACAAGCAGATTATTCTAGAGAATATATGGTTGTAGCTGATGTAGCTAGAGGAGATGGTAGAGATTTTTCCACAGCTCATATTTTAGATATTGAAACTAATGTACAAGTGGCTGAATATAAGGGGCAGTTAGCACCCAAAGAATTTGGACACTTTTTAGTAGGATTAGCAACCGAATATAACAATGCTTTATTAGTTATTGAAAATGCTTCAATAGGGTGGGCTACATTAGAAACGGTAATGGAAAGAGGATACCAAAATTTATATTATTCTCCCAAAAGTGATGCTTTATCTGCCGAATCTTATTTTAATAGATATGAATACGGATCTAGTATGACTCCAGGCTTTACAATGTCCCAACGTACTCGCCCCCTTGTAGTAAATAAAATGAGAGAATACATTGGGGATAAAAGTGTTACAATACAATCTAAACGTTTACTTGAAGAAATGAAAGTATTTGTTTGGAAAAATGGACGCCCCGAAGCCCAACAAGGTTACAATGACGACTTAATAATGCCTTTTGGGATAGCTATGTATTTAAGAGATACTTCCCTTAAATTTCAACAACAAGGATTAGATATGACTCGAGCAGCATTAGGGAATATGAGAAAAAATACTACTCCTATAATATTTAATAACAATAATGTCCCTAATCCTTACATTCATCAAATAGGAAATCAACAAGAAGACATAAGATGGCTTCTTTAATATATTTATAAACAATGGCAAACACTGATGTATTTTCAAGATTAAGGCGTCTATTTTCGACTGATGTTATCATCCGTAATGAGGGAGGTAATCAGTTAAAAGTAATAGACACTGATAAAATTCAAACAAGTGGTGAATTTCAAACCAATTCCCTAATAGATAGATTTAATAAAATCTATACTAACCCAGCAGCTACTTCTTTAATAGGCCAACAATTTAATTTACAATACCAATATTTAAGAACTTATCTATACAGCGATTATGATACAATGGATACAGATGCTATTGTTGCATCCGCTTTAGATATTATAGCTGACGAATGTACTTTAAAGAATGACATGGGAGAAGTACTTCAAATCAGAAGTAGTGATGATGATATTCAAAAAATTCTTTATAATTTATTTTATGATGTATTAAATATTGAATTTAATTTATGGTCTTGGACTCGCCAAATGTGTAAATACGGTGATTTTTTCCTTAAATTAGAGATTGCTGAAAAATTTGGGGTGTACAATGTAATACCTTATACAGCTTACCATATTCAAAGACGTGAAAATTTTGATAGAGAAAATCCTGCTAAAGTTCAATTTACATATTCTCCAGATGGTTACTATACAGGAGGATCAGGATATTATTCTACCCCAAACACTAAACCCACAGAAAACCAAATTGTATTTGATAACTACGAAATAGCCCATTTTAGATTATTAACTGATGTTAATTATCTCCCCTATGGAAGATCATATCTAGAACCAGGTCGTAGATTATTTAAACAATATATTTTAATGGAAGACGCGATGTTAATTCATAGAATTTCTCGTGCCCCAGAAAGACGTATTTTTTATATAAACGTAGGTAATATACCACCCCAAGAAGTTGATGCTTTTATGCAAAAAACAATCCAAACAATGAAAAAAACACCATTGATGGATGAAAAAACAGGTGAATATAACTTAAAGTATAACATGCAAAATATACTTGAAGATTTCTTTATTCCTGTTAGGGGCAACGATACAACTACTAAAATTGATACCGCTAAAGGATTAGAATACAATGGTATTGAAGATGTGGCTTATTTAAGAGACAAACTATTTGCTGCTCTTAAGGTTCCCAAAGCATTTATGGGATACGAAAAAGATTTAACAGGTAAAGCAACATTAGCTGCCGAAGATATTAGATTTGCTCGCACAATTGATAGAATTCAACGTATTTTACTGTCTGAATTGTATAAAATAGCTTTAGTACATTTATATACCCAAGGATACGATGGTGAACAATTAACAAACTTTGAATTAAGTTTAACTACCCCATCAATTATAGCTGAACAAGAAAAAGTAGCATTATTAAAAGAAAAAGTTGACTTAGCTAGTCAAATGTTAGAAACTAAGATAATCCCCACTGATTGGATTTATCACAATGTATTCCACTTTAGTGAAGACCAATACGAAGAATATAGAGATTTAATAACTCAGGACCAAAAACGTGCTTTCAGAAACAGACAAATATCAGAGGAGGGTAATGATCCAGAAGAAACAGGACGTTCTTATGGCACCCCACACGATTTAGCTGCGCTATATGGACGAAGCAGATATGAAGATAGCTCAGTTCCTGATGGGTACGATGAAAAATCCCCGCTAGGTCGCCCTGAAGAAAAAGCATCTAATATTAACACCCAACAAAATGCATTAGGTAGAGATAGATTAGGTAGAAAAGATAATAAAGTAGATGACCAAGAAGGATATGGAGTGCCTAATTATAAAGGAGGTTCGCCCTTAGCTTTAGAAAATTCTAAAAGTATATATTTTAAAAATAAAACCTTATTAGAAAGTTTAGATAAAAATATTATTTTTGGTAAAAAAAGTGCGGGAGAATCATTATTAGATGAAAATAATTTAACTGAGTAGATATTTCCATATATTTATAAATAAAATCTAGGATGAAAATAAAACATTCCAAGTTTAAAAATACGGGGATTCTATTTGAATTACTTGTTAGACAAGTAACAGCAGATACACTTAATAATATTCAATCTCCTGCTTTAAACATAATTAAAAAATATTTTATAAAAAGTGAATTAGGAAAAGAATTAAAGTTATATGAAAGTTTAACTAAAAGTCAAAAATTAAGTGAAACAAAATCAAATATTTTAATTCAAACTATTCTAGAATCATCTAAAAAACTTAATAAAACTTCATTAAGAAAACAAAAATACAATTTAATTAATGAAATACAAAAACATTACAATT